CTGGCGTTTCCCAGTTGAAATTGGTTGTATTAGCCATTTAGCTTATAACTCCTATCGCGTCTTGCCATTCTAGCGTATTGAGAACACTATTCCAGCTTTCAGCTGCATTGACTTGAGCCCATTGTTGAGCAAAAGCCGAGAACTCTGTTGGGGTAGCTAAGAAGTTGATTGAGAGGCCCGAAACCGAAGCGCTGAAAGTCCAGCCTTCGACAAAGCCAGTAAATTCGCCACCTAAGATATTAAGGGGCAGATTGGTGATTCGGACTGCCTGGCCCATAAATATATTCAATAGGGCATCCCTATCAGCATTATCAATTTCAGGGGATTGAAGTGGAAAAGTGATGGATTGGAAAGTATCTCTAGGGTAGGCGCGAAGTTGGATTAGGCGATCTGCCACATCTTCGACATCGGCCGCGTTCTTTAGATAACTGTTAAATTGCTCGGCAAATAGCCCAAAAGTTGATTGAGAAGTTGTGTCTTGAGCAGTATAGGAGCTATTAAAATTGTTGCCATAATCCATAATAATTTTGTTGGTTAAATCTCCTTGACGCTGGATAACGCCAATGCCCGAGGCTATGGCGTGAGAAGCGTCTAAATCTGTATAGCCATTGGCCACTAGGTAATCTTGACGATGGCTTGCGTCTGCATATCCAATAAGACCATTAGCATCCTCATAAAGATAACCGAGGGCTGAATTAGCAATCTGATTGGCTATTGGGCCTATTATGCTATCGGTAATCTGGCGGCTGACCATCGTATATTCGCCAGCATCAATTTCACCCAGCCCAATATTTTGAGCATCTGCCCAAGTTTCGGTGGCATTATAGGTTGCCCAAGTTTCTGCTGGTGGGACTTCATTCCAAGAGCCTAAAAGCAAATCATCTAGCAAATCTAATATCTGAGCTCCATCTAGCCCTTCAGCCAAATTGCCATCAAAAATAGCTCTTTGTAATTTTGAAAGCGCTCCAATAGCAGTAATGCGAAGACTAGTTATAACTGCACTTGATCCAGCGCTTCTTACTATTTGTCGCAAGTCTGAAACTCTACCGCCAAAAAGAGATACATAATTTCCACTAGTATCTTTAATCTCAATTGTAACTGCCGTATTAATTGTAAATGAGTAGTTAGTGCCATCGGTATTTATAACCTCAACCGAGCAATACCCTGCAGGAGTTGGGGAATTAATATCTTGACGGCCAGAGGTAATAGTTAGATTGCTCAGAGTAACTGAGGTTAGCTCTGTGCCATTGACCTTGATTCGCCAATCGGGAGTCCAAAGCGTCATAAGATTTGAGCCGAAGTCCTTAAATCTCCAGCGCCAGTAGTTCCGCGATTGGTGGAGTTATTGAGGGCCAAGATAACTGCTCTGGTAAAGCCTTCTTCATCAATAGCGGATGGAGCATTAACATTAATTACCACATTGCCTTGCTGATTAGCTGCAACTGTGCCAGCGACATTAAACCCAGAAGGAATTGCATTACCGCTTGGCACTAGCGTTGATGGGGCGCTAGGAGTTGAAGCCGATGGAGCGCTTGGAGTAGTGGATGGCTTAGGAGCTGCTGGGACGCTTGGGCTTGGAGCAGTAGCAATCTTTGGAAGTGTTGAACTGCTTGGAGTGCTAGGGGCTGAGAATGATGGCTTAGAAATTGTAGATACATTAGGCAAAAGTGGGACGGCATTATAAGCTCGAATAAGAACATTTATTGCATCAATGGCAAAATTAACTGCGCTTTTAATTCCATTAACTACTGCGCCAATTACATCAAGAATTCCACCTGCGACTTTACCAATAAATCCAAGTGCTCCACCAAGGTTATTGATTAAAACTGGAATTACAAAATCTTTAATAAAGTTGTAGAGGATAGTTAAAGAATCTTTATTTCTAGCAATCGCATCAGTAACTGGCTTTAGTGCTGCATCTTTGAACTCAATAAACTTGGGGATAACTGTGTTTATAAAGTAGTCCAAAAGTCTTTGAAGGGTAGGTAATAAGGCAGCTCCTACTGATTCCTTGGCTTCATCAAAGCCGACTTTAAGTCTTGCTATTTGACCTTCAAAAGTATTGGCTTGAACTGTTGCTGCTCCGCCAAAGGTATTGGCTAATTGTTTTACTGTTCCCTCTAGTCCAAGGGTTTTGATTTCTGCTGAGGATAAACCGATACCAAGTCTGCCTAAAGCGCTTGTATTGCCTTCATAAGCCTTACCAAGGGCATTTGATACGGCTTCTACATCTTTGCCAGTAGCAGCAGAAATATCTAGTGCTAGGGTTAATAAATCTTGAGACTTGCTAACTGATCCTGTAGCAACTGCTAAGCGCTGAAGGGCTGGTCGCAGTTTATCGTCTGCAACGCCAGTAGCAAGCGAAGTCTTTAATATTTGTTCTTCAACTGCTGCAATTTGCTTCTCAGTCGCACCAGTTACATTCTGTAACGCATTGGCTAATCGCTTCTGGGCTGCCTCATCTTCAATAGCTGCCTTAACGCCATCAACCGCTAACTTGACTGCATAGGCCGCTGCCGCTGCAGCTGCTGCTGCGAAGGCGGCTGCTGCAACCTTGCCAAACTTTTCTAACTTACCGCCAAAGCCTTCAACCTCTTTAGAGCCACTATCAAGATTTTTCTTGAGATCAGCAACATCAGCAAGAATTGAGAGCTTGAGCGTTCTACTGCCAGCCATTACTTATCCCACTCTTTCAGTATCTTGGAAAATGCTTCTTGCCATTTTTTAATCAATTCAGGCTGAATCTTACGAAGGGTTGGGTAGATAAAGTAGCCAGCGTTTCCGCGACCTTTGCTTGGTGTTCTTCTGGGGAACTGACGATAGCGATTAGATCCAAATTCATAACCCGCCCAGAGTTTTTGTGTGCTACCGCCACCAGAAAAGCGCTGACTTGCGAAGCCGTAAGAGAACTCGCCGATTTTGGAGCTGGCCGAGACTTTAACGCCTGTTGCAATTCTTCTAACTGCTTCTTGACCAAATGTCCTTGTGAGTGCATAGGCTTTGATTTCGTTTGCTGCATAAGTAGCCAGCGCGCTAGATTCTTGTTTAGCTTGGCTAACGGCTTCATCATCCATCGCTTTGAAAGCGGTAATGATTGAGCGGAGCTCGCGCTTGTCATAGCTGATTGGTAACTCATCTGCCACCGCTACGCTCCTTTAATATATCTATGGCCGTCATTACTTGGTCGATATCTGTCCAGTAAGGCATTGGAATCCCAGTTGCGATAGCAATCTCGATGATTAGTCGGTTGATGCTTCCGGGCTCGTAACTTTTGGGCTTTCATCTCCAATCGTCATTTCCTCAACTGTCAGCTCCCAAATCTCTTGGGACTTGGTTGGCTTCCCTGCTGCTTCGCGCTTATACGCAAAGTAAGCAAGATCTAAGAAGTCCGCTTGCTGGTAGGCCGAAATATCCTTCATTGAATAAATCGACTTACCAGTTTTGCGTTCCCACTTAGCCCATTCTGGCAATCCAGCCTGATAAGTGACTGATTCGCCTGAGCTGTATTTAATTGTGATTGATATTTTCATAGCTCCCGATGCTCCGATCTCTTAGCTGAAGGTCTCTGTTGGAGTTCCAACGACAGTCATTGTCCAAGTATCAGTTAGCGCTCCTGGAGCTGCGCCACCTGCTGCTGGAAAGACTGGTAATACATTGAAAGCAAATACTGCGCCAGTTACGGCAGTAAATGAAACTGCGAGTGTCGTGTTTGGTGCTGATTCAGCATCAGACCACATTGCCTCGAATAGTGAGCTAGCAGCTCCCCAATCCTGTAGCAATTCGATTGTGAATGTCCATTGCTTATCAACGGACTTATAAGCGCGACCATCAAGGGTCTGATAGGTCTCGATAATTGTGTCGCAGCTTAGGACTGCGCTTGTTGTCTGGGCGTCATAAGCAGCGCTATCGAGTGTAAAGGTTACATCGCGCCCAGTTATTACTGTAGTTGGCATTTGGGTCTCCTATGCGGTTTGCTCGTAGCGGACGCTCAAGCGTATATCTGAAACTAGCAGGGTTGTAGTTCCTACTTCTGTTACCGAAGGTCTTTCGACTATAGATAACTCATACTTGGACGCATTTAATGCGCCAAGAATACTAATAATTAATTGCTCTAAATTATCAAGAGCAGCAGCGTTGCTGAAATACGCAACGCAGGCAGTTATGGTGTAATTTAATTTAACTCTAGTTGTGCTTTTACCAAAAACTTCAAGCTCCATATAGGGCGAGTCTGGAATGACGATAATTGCTGGAACTATCGGCGCTTCTGGAACCGAATCGTAGATATTAGCGGTGCATCCTGCTAAAGCGGTCTTTAGCGCTCCTCTAACATCTGTAGCAATTGTTGATGCAGGCATTAGCCCACCATAGTTTCAACATCAAGATAAGGGCCAAGTAACCCAGTTACTTTGGCTAGTAAATTCTTAGATAGGCGATAAGGGGTTACTGCAAAATCTATGCCTTCGATTGATCCACCAGCGGCGGTTCTGGATTGAAAGATTTCAACGGAGATAGCCAAAATAGCAGCTTCAGCATTGGGGTTTCCGACATAGGTCGATAATCCAGATAGCGCAGCGTTTCCTGCTGGGATAATATTTTTTTCCAATATGTCTGCATTGGTGATTGCGACTGTGAATACATAATCTGAAATTTCGTCATCGGTTACTGTGTGAGTGCCATTAAAAGGAGCTCCGCAGCCAGTAATAATTACGGATTGGCCTTCTGTGAATTCTTGAATTGTTGCAGTTTCAAAATAAGCAACATTATTTTCTAGCTTTACTTTGTTAATTTTGCTTTGGAAAGTAACTA